AGTACGCTGGCGCAAGTTCTGGCGCTGTTCTTTATGTACGTCCGGGCGGCCCGGCTGGTGATCGGTACGGCGCAAAACCTGGACATTGCGGAAGAAGTCTGGGCCGGCGCGGTTGAGATAGCGGAAGACGTGCCGGAACTGGCGGCCGCTATAAAGCGGGTGAACCAAACCAACGGTAAGAAGTCCTTGGACCTCGACGGCGGGGAACGCTATAAGGTCCAAACGGCGTCGCGGCGCGGCGGCCGCGGGCTGTCCGGGGACCTCATTCTGCTTGATGAACTGCGCGAGCATCAGTCTTGGGACGCGTGGGGGGCGATAACCAAAACAACTATGGCGCGGGCCCTGGCGCTGATTCTGGCACTGAGTAACGCGGGGGATGCCTCAAGCATTGTTCTTAGGTACCTGCGGAAAATGGCGCACGCTGCTCTCGGTGATCCGGACGGGATCAACTCGGACGGGCTCGGGCTGCCGGACCTGGTGGAGCAACTGCCGGCCGACGTCTCGGAAGACCTGCCGGCCGCGGACGATGACAGTCTCGGCATTTTTGAATGGTCCGCGCCGCCGGGGTGCTCGCTGGATGATCGCGCCGGCTGGGCGGCCGCTAACCCGTCCCTTGGGTATGCGATTACCGAAAGGGCGATAGCGGCGGCCCGGAAAACGGACCCTGAATGGGTGTTCCGTACTGAGGTTCTGTGTCAGTGGAACGACGGCACAACTGAGGGGCCTTTCCCGCCGGGCTCCTGGGACGCCGGCACGGATCCGCTGTCTGCGATTCCGGCCGCGGCCGCGGTGACTTACTGCGTGGACACTGAGCACGATAGGTCGCGTTCCTTTGTCGCGGCAGCGGGCCGGCGGGCTGACGGGGACGTCCATGTGGAAATTGTCGCGGCCCGGTACGGGACGGCGTGGGTGGTTGAGTGGTTCGCTTCGCGTGCTACGGCTGAAAACCGTTTGCGGGTCCTGGTGCAATCGCGCGGGGCTCCGGCCTCGGGCCTAATCGCGGACCTGCAAGAACTGGAATACGTGGACGTCGTGGAATGGGGCGGCTCGGACCTGGGCGGGTACTGCGGGAAATTCTATGACGGGGTAAAGGCGCACTTGTGGGCCCCGGACCCGGCCGCCGGCGAAACTGACGCGGACCGGCCGGCCCGTATCTGGCATCTTCCCCAGCCGGTTCTGGACCTCGCGGCCGGCACTGCGGTTACTAAACCGATGGGCGATGCCTGGTGCTGGAACCGTAAAGCGTCGCCGTTCGGCGCGGCTCCGCTTATGGCGGCGACTGGCGCGGCCGGCTTCGTCCTGCTGCCGGTGGAAGCTGTCGCCGTCTCCGCTTATGAACACGGCTCGCTAATGATCGTTTGAAAGGTGGGCCCGGTGGAGGTTCTGCAAATTGTGGTTGCGGTGGTCCTCGGGCTGACGGCCGGCGTGGTGCTGTGCCGGCTGGCGTGGGACGGCTGGCGCTCGTGGCGGGCCATGACTGGCCGGCGGGTGGTGGTGAACCTGAAAACGGGCCGGGCCCTGGACGGGGTTCTGGTGCGTAAGTCCGGGGATCTGCTGTTCCTGCGGAACGCTACGGCACTTGAGCCGGGCAGTACGCCGGCCGGCCTCGACGGGGAAGCGGTCGTGGCTCGCTCTGAAATTGATTTCATTCAAGCGTTATGACCGGGGCGGGGTGTAAAAGTGGCTTTTGTTGTCTCTGACGGTGCGCTGCGGGGCCTGTCCGTTCCGTCCAATATGCCGGTCGCTCGGGTCCGGCTCGCGGAAGACTATACGGCGGATTATGCCGCTATCTGGCGGACCCAGGGGGCGCTTCGGACGGTCGTGGACTTCCTGGGCCGGAATATTGCTAGCCTCGGGCTGCATCAGTTCCGCCGGGTGTCCGATACGGACCGGGAACGGGTGACCGATTCGGGGCTTATCAATCTGCTTGACCGGCCTAACCCGGTAACTACCCGGTACCGGCTACTCGATGCGCTGGTCCGGGATTTCGGGATTTATGACCGGGCCTATTGGCTCAAGGTCAAGGCGAAAGACCGGCCGTGGCTGCTGCGGCTGCCGCCGGCGCAAGTTTCGCCGCTGGGCGGGTCTTTCTGGCCGGAAGCGTTTGAGTTTGACGGCGGAAAGGGAAAGCGGGTTATCCCGGCCGACCAGGTGGTTCACTTCCGCGGGTACTCGCCGGACGGTGACCGGGGCGGCGCTCCACCGATTGAGGCGCTGCGCCGGGTCCTGGCGGAAGAATATGAAGCGGGCCGGATGCGGGAAAACACGCTGCGGAACGGGGCCCGCGTTTCGGGGTACCTGGAACGGCCGGCCGGCGCGCCGTCCTGGTCCGACACTGCGGCGGACCGGTTCCGGGCCTCGTGGCGTTCCCAATATGCCGGCGGCGGTCCGGAATCGGGCGGTACTCCGATTCTGGAAGACGGCATGAAATTTGTTGCCGCGTCGCAAACGGCGGAACAACTCCAATACGTGGAAGCGCGGAAGCTGACGCGGGAAGAAGTCGCGGCCGCGTTTTTCATCCCGCCGACGATGGTCGGCGTTATGGATAGTGCGACGTTCTCAAACATTCGGGAACAACATAAGCACTTGTACCAGGACACGTTGGGGCCCTGGCTGTCGATGATCGCGGAAGAACTGAGTTTGCAACTGTTGCCGGACTTCCCGGACGCTGCCGGTACTTACCTTGAGTTCAACCTGGCGGAAAAACTCCGGGGCAGCTTTGAAGAACAAGCGGCGCAAATTCAGACGTCCGTGGGTGGTCCGTGGATGACCCGGAATGAAGCGCGGGCACTAAACAACTTGCCGGCCCTTGAGGGCGGCGACGAGTTGATCGTGCCGCTAAACGTGGTTGAGGGCGGGCAGGCTTCGCCGTCTGACTCGGCACCGGATACCGGGGCCCTGTCCGGCGGTGCCGGCGGGCATAAGTGCGCGCCGGCCCTGGGGCCTGGCGGTAAGTTCGGCGTCAAGGCTCCGGGGGAGCCGGATATTGAGGCGCGGGAAGACGTCGTGGCGTTGTTCGATGCGTTCTTTCGCCGGCAGCGGGAAACGGTCCTAGCTGCTATCGGCGGCGGGTCCGCTGACTGGTGGGACGCGGACCGGTGGGACTCGGAACTAACCGCGGACCTTTACGCGCTGGTGGTGGAAATGTCCGAAACTATGGGCGCGGACGCGGCGGAATCGTTCGGGTTTGATCCGGAAGCGTACGACCTGGACTCTACCCTGGCTTTCCTGCACGCTTTCGCGGAAGCGCGGGCCGGCTGGGTAAACGAGACTACCCGGCAGCAACTCGATGAAGTCCTCGCGGAAGCGGAAGCGGCGGAAGCGGACCCGGACGTGGCACCGGAAGACGTGCCGGACCCGGCGGTGGTGTTCGATAACGCGGAAGCGCAACGGGCGGAAGCTGCCGGCAACTCCACGTTTGCGGCGCTGGCGTCGTTCGTGGCGGTTGAGGCCGGCCGGCGTCTGCTCGGGGATGCGAACAAGACGTGGCGGACCAACTCAACCAATTCCCGCCGTAGTCACGCGCGGATGGACGGCGAAACGGTCCGGATCAATCAACGGTTTTCTAACGGGCTCAAGTGGCCGGGTGATCCGGCGAAAGGTCCGGATGAAGTCGCCGGGTGCATGTGCTCGGTTGAGGTCACGCCGTTACCTCCGGAAGAACAAGATGAAGGCGGGGAATCGTGAGAGTAAAAAATATGGCCGTTGCGGTCAAGGCGGGCCCGGCTGCCGGTCTTGCCGAGGGCCAATTTGAGGCGTACGCGTCGATTTTCGGCAACGTGGATTCATACGGGGACGTCGTGCAACCGGGCGCGTTCGCCGGAACGCTCAAGACCTGGGCGGACTCGGGTAACTTTTTGCCGGTCCTGTTCGGGCACAACATGTCCGATCCGGATTTCAACATTGGGCACGTCGTGGAAGCGGTGGAAGACGACCGCGGGCTCAAGGTCCTTGGGCAACTGGACCTTGAGAGTCCGAAAGGGGCGCAAGTCCACCGGATGCTCAAGGGCAAGCGCATTTCGCAAATGTCGTTTGCCTATGACGTGGTACGGGGCAGCATGGGGCAGCTTGACGGCGTGGACGTCTACGAGCTCCATGAGGTCAAAATCTATGAGGTTTCCCTAGTCACTATCGGGGCTAATGAGGAAACGGAAATTTTGGCCGTGAAAACGGCGGCGGACATTCTGACGGGCGGACTCAAGGCGGGCCGGGTCATTTCGGCCAAAAACCTTGATTCCCTCCGGTCTGCTCGGGATTCCATCGACGCCGTGATTGCCGCGGCGGACGCTGGGGAAGAACAAGAGACGGCCAGCGGTAATGGTGCGGTCAAGGCTGAGGGCGTGCAAGACGTCAAGGCTGAGGGCTCAAACCTGAATCCGTCCGCGCGTGTCTTGGCATGGGAAGCGTTGGCGCTCGATCTGGACGTCTACGCGTAACAACTGAACAAAAACAAGCGGGCCGCCGGGCAAGTTCCGGGGGCCCTTTTTCATGCCAACGGAAAGGGCATAGCTGTGGATAAGATTCGGAAGCTTCAGGAAAGTGCGGCCGCTGCTGCTAAGCGGGCGCGCGACATTGCGGAAAAAGCGGACGCCGCCGGCGAAACGCTGACCGGTGACGCGCTGGCTGACTACCAGAAGAATATGGCGGAAGCGCGGGACCTGCTGGAAGCGCTCAAGACGGCGAAAGCGGACCGGGACATTCTGGACCAGGCGCGTTCTCTCGCCGCGGAAATTGGGGAACCTGCCGCGGCCGACGTGGACGCGGTAAAGGACACGGCCGGCGCGCTGCGCCGGGTCAAGAACCTTGGCCTGGAAGTGGTCAACTCTGCCCAATTCAAGGCAGCTATGGCACCGTTCGGCGGCCGGGTTCCGGAAAAAGCGCGTTTTCAGACTGACCCTATCCCGGTAAAGGGTCTGTTTACCGGCGGCGATTCGACGTCTGCCGGCGTGTTCGTGACGGCGGAAGATACCGGCATCCTTGAGGCGCTGGGCCGCCGGCCGCTGACTATCCGGGACGTTATTTCGGTACGCCGGACCGGCTCGGACACGGTGGAATATGTGGTCCAGACGGCTCACA